TAGCCTTGGCGTCAACGCGCTCAATGCCTTCAACCGTCAGCTTGATTACATCCTGCATCCACCGAATTAGCGCCGCGTTCACGTCAGGAGATCGCGACAGGCTGAACTCCTTAGTCACGTCAGCGCCGATGCCCAGTACGTCGCCTTCTATCTCTGTGGTAAATTTCATGCAGGTAAATATCGCAGCGCGGAAATCTATGCACTACGGCATAGCCTTCATCAGCAACAGCGCGTTCATAAACTCTCTTGCCGGCATGTTGAATACCTGGTCCATGCGCAGCGGATCTTTGCCGGCCATACGGTAGACCACACCCACCCAGCCGTAGTTCGGCTTCTTTACGCCTTGGCCGTTGTCGTCGTCGTCCCCTGCTCCGTCAAAGACCTCCGCATAATCGTCAACAAAGGCTCTGAAAGCTGCAAAAAAAAAGCGGCATAACCCCAAACGTCACCCATGTTCATCTGCAACATCGCCTCTGCGCGTTGCTTGTGCCCCTTGCCGTCGTATGCCTTCGAACACCACTTCCACACCCTGCACTCCCTCGAAAGCGTCGCCAAGATCAGGTGCAAGTTGTCAATCACCCCCTGCTCGCTGCTCATGTCGTAGGAATATAACTCCACAAGCTGCCCTGCGCTGATTTCGTCAATGAACCACTCAAATTGATACCACTTTCCGGCGACCTGGGCGTGACGCTTGGCAGCCAGTGACGATAGCGATTTGCTGGCCGCGTTGATCTCACCATAGCGCTTGTTGACCTCAGCAATCGTCATCTTCTTGACCTGCTCGATCGGGATGCCGTCGAGAACGGCGATGACGCCGATCTTTTTGTCGCTCGTCGTGTAGATTGCGTTGGCCTCAATAGACACAATGCGCTGGAACTGGTCTACGGTGATTTTGTTCAATATACTCATGACAGCAGCTTTTGTATTTTTTCAAACGTCGCATCGCTTTGCGTCCACACACCCAGACCGTGTGAGTGTTCGAAGTTGTGTTTATACCCCTGCAACTCCGCAAAGAACTTGCCAACGTCGTGAGGGAAGCTGATCGTGTCGTGAAACAAGACGACACCATCAGGGTTCAGGAATGGCAGCCACGTCGTGTAGTCGTTCTTGACCGCATCGTAGGTGTGCAGGCCGTCTATGTGCAGGATGTCGATCTTTTTTTCCCAGCGCTTGGCCACGTCGTCAAAGTAGCCTTTGATGAAGTACAGGTTCTTCATCTTGAGCGTCACCCGGAAGTGTTCACGCAACCCCATGACGTGGTCATAGGTGCTACGCCTCCCTGCATGTTCGTCGCCCTCAAATGAGTCAATGCCGTACACCTTGCCGTGGCCAAGGACTGCGAAGCAGAACGTCGAGAAGCCGTAGTCAACACCAAGGTCGACGGTCACCTTTGGCTTAAGTGCGTCAGTCAGGTGAATAGCGAAGTTGCCGTGTCCCTCCCACGCCGTAGGCTTGGCGAGGATCATCTGATAAAAGTGCTTGATTGCGTGCATGGCTCAAATTTACTACATGATAACGTATCTGCCTCCAGCGTTGGCTGATAGCTTGTTGAGCGCGACGTAACGCACCGCGTCAATGGCGTGGTTGTACCGGTCAATCGGCACACCAAGGGATGCGCCAGTCTTATCCGTGTCCCACGTGTAGTTGCGTAGTTCCTTGATTAAGTTCGTCGATTCGCGCGTCACCAGTAGCGGCTGCCGCTTTAGGATGTCGATGCTGTTTCTGATGCTGTCTGCGCCCTTCGTTGCAGGGTGTATGTTGAAGCCAAGGCGATGCACCTCTTCAATGCTCTTGGGTTCTGCACTGTCCGCGATGATCGGCCACGACCTGCCGATGCCCAACTTCCGTAAATGTTCAGCGATGTCTTGATTGGTCAAGCCTGTGCTGTACATTAGCTCATGAACCAGTACTGCACTGCCACGCTTGTAAACGGCCACCACCGCCGTAGGGTCATTCGTGTATCCCCAGTCCAAGCCGATGGCGACCAGCTTGTCACCAGCGAAGTCGATGCCGTCGACCTGCTGCCAGTCGTCAAAGACCACGCCCTGCAATGATCCGACCTCACCCAAGCCGTAGACCTTCCACCAGTTCGCCCAGTACGTCGATGTCGCCGCCTTGACCTGCGCCGCTTCGATGTCGTCGCGGATCGTCGCTGGCAGTGCCTCGTTGTCGCGGTATGTCAGCACCAGCAACTCACTGTCTTGCTCGGCTAAGACCTCCGTGTGCGCCCAGAACTCCGACACCGGGTTGAAGTCGATGTAGATGGCTTCGCTTGTTCTGATAGCCAGCTGATGGTACGCCTCAAACTCGATGTTGTTGGCTTCGTTTATGTATAGCACCTGTCGCCGTGCGCCGCGTAGCTTAGCCTCCTGGTCTGCGCTGAAGAATTCAATCGTGCTGCCGTTGGCGAAGGTGTAGGTTAGCAGCGTCTTGTTCCAACCTTCGTCACGCCAGCGGTTCGTCCACTGCATGACCTTGCCAAAGTCCTTCATCGCACCACGTCGCAGGTGCGGGATTGATTCAGATACGACGCTGATCTCGGTCTTGGCCTTGGCTGCTATGTGGATCAGCACTGCGAGGATCGCGTAGGTCTTGCCCGCACTCGTTCCGCCTTGGATGACTTTCTTGCGAGCCGTCATCCGCCTGATGCGCTTTATCGCGGTGGTGTGATGAAATGCCATTTGTAACCGAGGTGGGGTTCGAACCCACGTTTACAACTTCTGTTTACGGTCGGGGTGCGCACTCCCTAATTGTCGTTTTACCACTTAAACTACTTCGGTTTTTTCTAATATCATTTTGTTGACGTCAACGAAATGGTTTTGTGGCCATGGCAGGATTTGAACCTGCAATAAACCCCGCCATTGGGGTGTGTGTGCCTTTCCACCACATAGCCTCGTAGTCAGGACAGGATTCGAACCTGTAATCAAGGCATCTCACCTATATGGGCTGGCGTTGCTACCACGCGTTTAACCAATTTCGCCACCTGACTGTGTTCTTGATTAGTATTTTACTTGTACTGGAGTTAACTCCTCTCCACCAAAATAGTCAGGAGCATAAATTTTGCCAATTTCAAGAGGTCTTTTGACGTACTCTTGCAGGTCGGCAATTGCCTCTTCAGTACTTTCAAAGGCAAAAGACTTGCATCCAACTCTAACCACGCATCCGCGGTCAAAAAAGTTAATCTCAACGGAGTGGGATTTTAAAAATGAAATTTGTTCTCGTGTCATTTGTTTTGGTTTGGTTTAGGTTACAAATATAACTACTTTTCAGCAATTTCACCCTTAATCTTCTCGATGTAAACCACCGCATCCATCAACTCCTCCTGCAAGTGTTGCAGCCACTGCATCAGCGTCAGGTCATCCCTCTCCATCGTTGTGCCGTACTTCTCCTTGCCCTTTTCTGCTCTTGTCCTAAGTTGGGCAACAACGGCCTCGGTGATTGCGTCAGTCATTGAATAGCGGCTGCTCGATTTTGACTTCGTTCTGCTGCTTATCGACTAAGCCAAGAACGCGGACGGCGATGCTGGCATTGTAGACACCTGCGCCGCTGCCCTCGATCATGTCGCGGTCACACGTCGCGCGTATGCGTGTGAGTATGTGGGAGAATTTCTTGTGGTGTTCGCTCTCCTGCCTCTCGTAATCGCGTAGGTCGTAGCATCGCCCCTGCTCCGCAAGATACCCCTCAAAGCCGCGAAAGGTCAACGGACGCTCCCTCTCCCTGTACGCACTTTGCCCCTCCTTGCCGACGAAGTCGTGCTGCAAGTATGGGCGCCTTTTTGTTTCCTCCTTGTACTCACAAAACGCATCCCACATTTCTTCAGGCGTTTCAAAAATCGGTGGTCTTCCTGCTTTCTTCATGCCTCCATGTTTGTAACGATGTCAATGATCTTTTCTATCACCGCAACCTTCGCGTGCATCGCGTTGGGTGCTGTGCTGTCTTCGAGCGAATCCAACACGTTTGATAGGTTTGTCAACAGGTGTCCACGATCCTGCCAGTCGAGTGCGCGCGCTTCCTGTTCGATTGTAATGTCGGGTTGGTGTGTCATATGTCAGTATCTTTTTTTTTTTCTACCCCGCTTGTTTTTTGGTAAATCTATATCGAACCACTTAGCTAAGCGAATAACGCTCGTAGCATGAAAAACAGAACCCGTGGCCGTTACAAAACCAGCATTATTCAAAGCATCCGCCATTTGTTCAAGGGTGCTTGTTGTATGTATTTGTAAATACAATCGCAAAAAACTTGATGCTCGAAGATATTTAGCACCTACTGAATTTGTTTTAGTTGAATCAAAAATAGCTTTCCGCCGTGATTCTCCTGATATCTTGCCTCCCTTGGATGCCACCTCCTTCCCCATGCTCACCGCTCCCGAGTTCGTTCCGTGCTTCGCGATGTAGGACGCTGCCCGATTTTTCATAATTTCAGAAAATGATTTTTTTCGCGTCATGTCAGTCTTCGTTTAGTTCACCTAATTCTCGTAGCTTGTTCCTGCTCCAGCCAAGCGCCGCCTTGCCGCCCCAAAGCAGGTAGCTGATGTATCCGCAGTCGCTGGTGCTGTCTGCGTTGTCGTAGTACGTCTCTGCGCGCGATAGGTAGCTATGCATTCGCTTGATTGTTTCCAAACTGATGCCTTCACCTGATGCTAATTGCCGCGCTCTGACCTTGCCTGTCTGTGTAGCACACTTGTTGCCGTTGCGCTCGTTCAACTCAATGCCGCGCTTGGCGTTGTTGCGCACACCCTCGCCGTAGTCAGCGTAGGTGTCAGCAAAGGCGCTGCGGTCTGCCTCCCACTGCCTCGCGCAAACAAGGTAGCGCTGCTGCTGGCTTGGGAACTCGCTGGCAGTTTTGTCATCGCCCATGCATCGCTGGATGAAGTCCGTTTTGCTCTCTGATTTGCGTGGTGTAGGTAGTGGCATAGTAGTAAATATCATTCAACCGATAATCGTGCGCGTGCGTCCATTGCATCAGCCATCATCTCCTGCAATCGCGAAACGGCGCACGATCCACACCACCAGTTGGTCCGTCCGTAGCCGTTGGCGTTGGCGACGTTCTCCAGCATCGACACTTCGCCCGGTGATAGCGATATGGTCTGCGATGCATAGTAGTTGTCAAGCTTGTGCTTCACCGAAAGCACCTGCATTGCTTCGTCAAGTGTCATTTCTCCGAAAGTTTAATAGTCAGCACCGTCAACCCGGCAGCGGATAGGCCGACAGGTATGGCAAGCAGCCAGTGCAGGTTGGAGGCTGCGACGGTCAGAACTACGCCCCACCAAAACGCAAGGCAGGTCAGGCAGGTCAGCGGCTTGCACCTTGCGTAGCGGTAGTACCACATTGGCAGCACGTTATAGCGGTTCATCGCCAAGGAAGTCATAGTGGCCAAAAGCAAGATAGTAATCAGGTCCAAGTTCATGTTTTAGTCGTTGTTTGCAGTTGTTGATCGTGTACGAAATTGATCGCCAAGGTATCTTGGTGTGGCGCTCGATGAGTTTCTTGTTGCCCAGTTCAAGCCACAGGAGGAATAACTGTTTGTCGTATGGGTAGGCACCGGCTTTTGCCCAGCTATCCATGACTTCGAGCGCCCGGTTAAATATCGCATCAGGCCTTTCGTCATACGGCTCATCAGCTGCCTCCAGCTGCTGATCGGCGATTTCCTCGCGCAGTTCATTGTGTCGGAAGTCGCGTTGAAATTTAGAGTTACGACTTCGGTAAAGGTTGATAGCCATGCGCACGATGTAGAAGTTGAGGTAGCCTCCGGCGTGCATGGCTTCGATTTTATCGGCTGGCTTTTCATATAAGCGGATGACGAGTTCATGTTCGAGGTCAGGCGCAAGGTCAGGCGTAGCAAGCTGCCTC